TTCCGTATTCCTGCTGGTGGCGATGAATGGGCTTCCCCTAGTGAGCGTTTGCTAAAGCGTGTAAACGTGCATGAAGTTAGCGTTGGTGTGGCATTCCCTGCCTACACTGCAACTGATGGCACTGCTACTGTTAGAACTATGACTGAACTTTCTGAAAAGATTATGCAACTAGCCGAAATGCGTGGAGTTAGTGCAGAAGAATTGACTGATGCGTTGCTTGCTCTTGAAGCAGGGGATGAACTTACTGAACGTCAGGGAGAGTTGCTAACAGATACTTTAGGGAAAGTTCTAAAGAAAGACCCTGAAGTTTCTAATCCACAAGCCTTGCTAGATCTCAAAAAGAAACAGCTTGATTTGCTTATGCAACGTGTATAGTAGTTAGGTAAACAGTTTTTCTCGTTCTCTGTTTGCCTTTAAAAAAGAATACTATTTCTTTCCCCCTGATTTGTCCCAGGGGGTTTTCTTTTTAAGCGTGTATCTAATCTGCTTATAGACTTTATTTGTTAGGCGTGTTTATCCCCTAATTCTGATTATGTGAGTTTATCTCTGAATCAAAAATCCTATTTATTTATGTTCTTGAAAGGAACAAACCATGAGCGAATTTATCGCAAAACAGGTTGAAGCAAAAGCAAAGGCTTGGCATGAAGCTAAGGCTCTTTTGGATTCAGCTGAAGGTCGTGCTTTAACTGGTGAAGAAGAAGCAACCTACCAAGAGATGACTAACGTCATCAACAGAGCTAATGAAGTTATTGAGCTAGAGCAGCGTGAAGCAAAAGTTGCTGAAGCAATGCAGTCAGCTACAGTTGACTTTGCTGGTGCAAGTGTAGTGAATGGCGATGCAGAGATCCTTCGTAAGATGGCTGCAGGCGAAATTCGTGGACACGAGTTCAAGTCAGAAAAAAGAGCTATCACAGGTTCTTCTACTGGAGCTCCAGTTCCTACTTCCTTCTTTGACCAGATCATTGAAGTTGCTCGTCTAGTAAACCCATTGCTTGAGTATGCAACTGTAATCAACACTGCTTCAGGTGAGAACCTACAGATTCCATCACAGTCCGCTTTCTCAACAGCAACAATCGTAGGTCAAGGAGTTTCAATTGGAACTTCAGAGCCTACTTTCAATGCGTTCACAACTCTGGGTGCATACAAGTATTCTGCTCTCGCACAACTTTCACGTGAACTTATTGCTGATGCAGGTGTTGATATCATTGGTTTCTTGGCTGGACAGTTCGGTAACGCACTAGGTTTTGCTATTGCAAACAAGGTTGTTAACGGAACAGGCACAGTAGAAAATACAGGTTTCCTTCCTGTAGCTGGCACTGGTGTAACTGGTTCAACTGGTGTTACAGGTGCGTTCACTGCAGATAACGTTATTGACCTTATCTACAGCCTTGATGGTTCACTTCGCAACCGCCCTTCATTCGCAATGCTTGCAAACGCTACTTCTGTTGCAGCTCTGCGTAAACTAAAGGACACTGCAGGTAACTATGTGTTCCAGGTTGGCGATTCAAAGGATCGTAGAGACCTAGTTCTTGGCGTTCCTGTTATTGAAGTTCCTGCTATGCCTTCACCTGGCACAGCTGTGAACTCTCTTGCTGTTGGAGATCTAAAGTCAATTTACATTAGAAACGCTGGCGGCCTACAGGTTGACCGTTCTGATGACTTTGCTTTCGGTAACGACCTTGCAACATGGAGAGCAACTTGGAGATTGGACTCTGCTCTAGTGCAGACTGCAAACATCAAGAAGTTTAAGGGTGGAGCAAGCTAAGGCTTCTTTACTCTTTTAGAGTTCACCCCCCATCTCGGCTGCGTAGGGCTGTTTTGGGGGGTGTTTTCTATTATGCTTATGGCATGACTAAATCAACTATTTCTTGGTATTCAAATTCACTCAATCAACCTACTGGTTATGGCACTCAATCTAAGCAAGTTATTTCTAGGCTTGTAAAGGATGGGCATAAGGTTGCGATGCTTTCTAACTATGGTGGTGAAGGTGTAAATAGTTTGATTGAAACAGGTTCAGGGCTGATACCGCATTACAGTCGTGGGATGACTCAATACTCTACGGATGTTCTGCCTTTAAATCATGCTCATTGGAAAGCGGAGAATCCTAATCTGCCTGCGTTTATGATTACGCTTTACGATGTTTGGGTTTTAGATAATCCTGCTTTAGATAGCATTCCTATTGCTTCGTGGACTCCGATAGATCATCAGCCTGCACCTGAAAAGGTTTTGACTTGGTTACGGAAACCTAATGTTACGCCTATTGCGATGTCTAAGTTTGGTAAGGCGATGATTGAGCAGGCAGGTATCGAGTCTGAATACATACCTCACGCTATAGACACAAACTTGTTTAAACCTACTGCGTTGTTGCCTGAAGGCAAATCGGGTAGAGAGTTTGTTGGTGGTGAAGATAAGTTTGTTGTAGGCATGAACTTTGCTAACAAAGCTGGTGGGTTTATTCATCGTAAAGCTGTTGCCGAAAACTTTTTGGCGTTCGCAATTTTCGCTAGTAAGCATGATGACGTGGTGTTGTATTTGCATACTGAACCGTATGGCAAACAGTCTGGGTTCGTCTTGCCAAACATTTTGCAGGCTTGTGGTGTTCCTGCAGAAAAGGTTTTGATGGTTGATCCGATTGCCTACCAGTATGGGATTAGTCAAGAAACGTTAGCTGCTATCTATTCGGCTTGGGATGTCGGTTTGTTCTGTAACTATGGGGAAGGGTTTGGTTTAGGACAGATTGAGGCACAATCCTGCGGGATTCCCATAGTAACTTCTAACTTTGCAGCTAGTGCAGAGCTTGCAGGGCCTGATTCTTTCCTAGTCAATGGGCAACCGTTCTGGGATGCAGGGCAACACACTTGGTTCAATATTCCGCTTGTGTCTGGAATTGTGGATGCGTTAGAGCAGGCTTATCAGCGTGGCAGAAAAGAGTTCCCAAATACTATTGCTTTTGCTAAACAGTATGATGCAGACAAAGTGTATAAAGAGTCTTGGCGACCGTTGATTAAGAAACTATCTAGCAAGTGAAGTTGATTGTTCCTGTTTTGAACAGGTTTGATTTGTTGAAACGGATGATTGAAAGCATTGATGTTGAAGCAACTGTTTATGTAATCAACAACTCTGGTGTTGCACAAGATTTTGAACACACTAATCCTTTAGTTGACGTGCATTGGGTAAACATGCCTTCTAATCTTGGTGTAGCTTCTTCATGGAACTTAGGGATCAAGATGTTGCCTTTTGAATCACGCTGGTTTATTAGTTCTGCTGACTGCTGGTTTAGACCAGGGGATTTAAATTTGTTGCAGACCGCTAAACCTGATGCTTTGACTTTATGCGACAAGTTTCCTTACTATCAGACTTTTGCTGTAGGTGAAGGGATAGTTAAATCTGTGGGTTTGTTTGATGAAGCATTGCACCCCATCTATTTTGAAGATAACGACTTTGAGCGAAGAATTGCTAATGCTGGTTTGCGTGTAGATTGTTTACGTTTACAGCTAGGGCATGATAATAGTTCAACTATCAATAGTGATATAAAGTTGAGTATGCGTAATGAAGTTACTTTTAGAAATAATGAAAAGTATTTTAGACAGAAAGTTGATGCTGGCAGGTTTGATGAAGGTGGCTGGCAGTTGCAGATTAGGCGTGTGAACTCTTGGGATTAGTTGTTGTTACAGGTGTTGCAGGGTTTCTAGGTTCGCATATTGCTGATGCGTATTTGGCTAAGGGCTGGCAGGTTCGGGGTATAGACAATCTGTTGGGTGGCAGTCTGGATAACGTGCCTGCAGGTGTTGAGTTTTACAATCACGACTTAGATTATTTAGAAGCTATTTCGCCTGTGTTTGTTGGGGCTGATCTAGTTATTCATTCTGCTTGCACAGCTTATGAAGGGTTGAGTGTCTTTAGTCCTGCTCTTGTGGTCAGAAACACTGTTCAGATAAGCGTAAACGCCATAACAGCGAGTATTCGGGCTGGAGTGCCAAAGTTTGTTTACATGTCCTCTATGGCACGTTATGGGGACAATTTGGGGCATATGTTTGATGAAACTCTTGAACCTAAACCTCAAGACCCTTATGGCATTGCTAAGTTAGCTGCTGAACGTTTGTTGACTAATCTTGCTGAAGTTCATGGTATTGAGTTAGTTGTTTTAGTTCCTCATAACATTGTTGGGTCTAGACAAAAGTTTGATGATCCGTTTAGAAATGTTGCAAGCATTATGTCTAATCGTATGTTGCAAGGTAAGCAACCTATCATTTATGGTGATGGCAGTCAGCAACGTTGTTTTAGTTTTATTGAAGATGTTGTTG